AAATCCTTCATGCTCCTTCTTAAAAGTATCTACAAGCCGTTCTTTGAGAAGTTGTGGTAAATCCATTTCGTTGGCCTCTTTCTTTGTGCGATTATAGAATATATCTAAATAGTGTTGTAAGGTTTCGTGGAATGCAGTACCAAAGATTGTGTGAATACTGCCTGAATATACACCCAATTTTTGTATGTAGTTGAACTCATACTGTTTTTTGCAGGTGGTGTACATCGCATACCTACTATAACTCACTCTTGCCATAACGTTTTCTTTAAGTACAAATATACAAAAAAGGCTTGATATTACCAAGCCTTTTAAGTGTTATTTTTAAACAATATACAAATTAATCCAAATCATTTATCATTGTGGTTGGCATTTCAATTAAATCAACCATATATGGTTCTTTTTGAGATTCTGTAAGATGCCATTTTAATTTGTTATATATTTGTGCACCCAACCCAGATTTCCATTTATCATACCAAGTTGTATTTTTGTGGTGTACAAGTATAACCAAATTACTCTTTCTTTTTAGTTTTTCTTCTTTTTGAAGTTCTGCACTTTCATATAAAGTGTTCCAGATTGTATCCCATCTAAACATTGCCGATGGTAGAGCTATACAAATTGTATTAGTATCTCTCATACTATACAATTCAACTTTCTTTTGAAGCCTCTTTTTGTTTTCAGGCTTGTCATAATGAATCCATAATTTATTACTAGCTGCAAATTTGTTTGCGTCAATTTCTTCCTTTGCTTTATTAAGAATCCTAGTTACAGCTGCTTTAGCGAATCCACATTTTTCTAAAAAAACTTTATTACCATTTGAATTGTAAGGAGTACCAGATGTTTCGGAAACACCAACAATATATTTAACAGCATCGGCTGGAGTCATTGATACTTTTTCAATTTCTGGCTTCTTATTAAGTAAATTACTTACACCTTTTAATTCCTGATTAGTTAGCTTTTTGTGGTATTCCGATTTAACTCTAATAACGGGTACTTCCGAACAATACTTTGAATCATATGCAGCATCTAATGTATGATTACCATCTCCAATAACATCTTCTCCGGCCATTCTACCTTCATATATAACTATTGGATTACACTTATCGGTATTCCCATTTGCTTCATCAATCTTTTCTCTAATATTTCTTCTATGTTCGGTATAATCTTCGACTCTTACTTGTAATCTTTTTATTTTATAAACCTTATTTACATCTTCTTTTGTTATTACAAATTCTTTGTTAGTAATTTTATCTATTAAATCTTGCATTTTATCAACATCCGGTTCCATATATTTGGGAGTTCCATTGTATTTGTTAATATATTTATCATTTGTACGAGCATTATTATCACTTAATATTTTATGCTCTCTTACTGTCATTTGTGCATAATCACCATACTCAATAATTTCAAATTTAAGTTTTGTACCAGTTGCTGAAAATATTTTCTGAAAATCTTCATCGGTGGATGAATGCCAATATCCGTCACCAACATATCCCTTATGTACACCAACATAAATTTTATCTTTATATTCACCATTTAATACAGTAAATTTATACAAATATCCCTCATATACATCGGGTACATCTCCCAATTCAACTTGCCATATTGATGGTGATTTTTCAAGGCTTTGTTTAAGCCATTCTTGATATTTTTCTTTTTTCATATTTTATGTTTTAAAGTTTAAAATTTAAGTAAATATACAAATAATATTTAATAATTCCTAATAAAATCAACAAAATCTTTTAACTTTGTTTCGTTGATTGGTTTGTAGTGTGGATTACGCCAGATTGGTTTTGTAGATGAACGTTTGCCATCACATAGATAAAACACTTTGTGAATGTTTCCTTCATCCATATAGTATTCATATGCCTTATCACTTACACTATTCTCTAATGCTAGTATAAACGTAGTTGGTTTTGATTGGACACCATTTAGGATTCTACCAAAATCTGAACTAGCCCTTTCCATAAAACATCTATCTAAATATGCTTTACATTCACCAATCTTTTGCATAGTTCCATCGGTATGGTATAGGTGTCTATCTACCTGAAACTTTAAGGTATAACCACTTTTACTCACCGATTCAATGAAATCGTTCTTCTTTGATTCACCACCGATTTCAGTTTTCCAAATCAAATCCAACAATCCTTCTACCACCTCTTTCATAGTGGAACGTACCATACCCATCTCGCCTTTATTAGCAAATGATGCTGCTAATTGGACGTTATCTTCGTAATACTTTATGTAAGTTTGTAAATTGCTCATAGTTTATTGTTTTATTTAACCCATTCTTCAAATGCAATCTCATACGCTACCACCGGTTCGTATCCTTCTTTTATAAGCGTTTCCGCTGCATCCACTACCTCATCTCGCAATCCCCAAGCAGATGCTTCTACACAAATCAATTCAATTTGTTGTAAATCTCCTAATGTTAGTTCCATATTAATAAGATTTTATGTTTTCTTCGTGACGAGTTTCGTGTTTACCACTACCACTTGTTTGTGTTGTTATAGTTTCACCTCTACTTGTAAAATAATGATAATGCGGTGCATCATAAAAACGATACATTTTTACACCATCTTTCTCAAAAAGGTATTCTACCTCAAACCCATCATCTTTACCCAATCGTTCTTTTGACATTGGGTCATTTGAACAAGCTCCGAAAATCATAGCACCTAGTACTATGATAATCGTATAAAATGTTAGTATCCGTTTCATATTACCAAGATGAAGAGTAATAGTAGTCAGCACTCGTATCATATAATGCTTCTTCTAAAATCTCAATAGTGTTTTCAATACCATCAAAGTACCATTCATCATATTCAGTTCCACCAAAGAAGAAACCATTTGCAGTTGGTAATAATTCCTCTGCGCGTGAATTATCGTTTAGGATTTTCTTACATATTTCCAACAAATCTTCCAACTGACCTTTACTAACACAATACTCACCACAATTATCTACACCATTCTGTACATTCTCAACGAACCATTGGTGGATTTGGTTTTGCTTTCGCCAATAACCAATCTCTTCAATCACATAAGTAACACGCTTTGGGTCAATCTTTACAGGTTGACCACCTTTGGTTACTTCTACATTGTACTGCTCTTCCGGTGTTTGATGCTCCCATTGTCTAACATAGGTACGCTTCTCTAAATACATGTCTAATCCCATTGTTTTATCTTTTAAAGTTTATAAATAATTTTTAATAACTGAAACTACATTTTCTATTCTATTGTAAAGTGCTTTATCTATTTTTGCACCTCTAGCTACTTCAAGTAAATCATCGTAAAGGTAGCCGTCAAATAATCCGTATAACATATTCATAAGGTCAAAACCAGTATTGAAATCAACCTCTTTTAAAATATCCATAATTTCACCTCGTGTTGTTGAAGTCATATTGGCGTGTCTATCAAATTTTATGTAACTCATATCTTATTTATTTAAAGTGTCTAACTCAATAATTTCTGGTCCGTATTTGATGAACCGCTTTCTGGAATTGAAGATTTGGATTGCCTCCTCTTTTGTGGGAGCAGTGATGAGGATTTGCTCATCATCGAAATCATTGTAACCTGGCACCCAGCCGTAGTAATTAAATTGGTAATTTTTCATAACTTTTATATTTTAGTTTAACCAAAGGTTATATACATAATCGTAACTCACTTCAAGCTCTTCAGCTAACCTTTCAAACAATCTCTCTCTGATTACACTATCAGTAACACCTATGTATCGGTAAACATCACCATTTACAATCAGTTGATTTAATAGGCCGGAAAAGGTAGGGGTTTCGTTAAGTTCTAATCCCAAATCATCGGTTGGGAAATTCTCTACATAATACTCTCTAATTGTGTTCATATCTTTGTTGTTTTATGTTTAACTCTTATTACTCTATAAAGGTAAGTAAAATAAATGAGAAAGTCAAGTCTTTTCTCAAATATTTTTTAATTATTTTAGACGATACATAAATAAATATCCGCAATCCTCATCGTAATCTGCATCTTCAACCACCTCATTCATACCACCGATGATGTCCTGCAATTTAGCCACATCAACGCTTCTCCAATAACCAAATCGGAAAAACACATCATAACTACCACCAAAAACTTGTTTGATTTCAAAGTCACCAAACTCTGCTTCAATTTCTTTTAATGTTGAAATACTTAATCCGTTTCTCATATTTTTATTGTTTATGTTTAACTTTTATTACATAGTAAAGGTACGCAAAATAAATAAGAAAGTCAAGTCTTTTCCAAAATATTTTTTTAATATATTTATATATACATTCGGGGGTTATATGAAAACATTTTTTACAAAAGCATTAGTTTATTCAATTGGAACAATTGTAGTTTCGGCTGCGGT